GGAATCATGCTGTGGTCTGCACCTTCCCGGCTCGGTTCTCCAATCAGCCCTTGATAAAATTTGCGCGATCACCGATAGCGACATCAACCTGTTCTTTGATCCACGGAAAACGCTCATACAATGCAATGGCATTATCAACTGAAAATTCAAGTTCCTTTTTATCCATTGTGATTGTCGGCTTTCCGTCCTGTGACCATGACTTCGTGCAAGCGGCCAATAACACAGTAGCGTCCTGCTCGATTTCTTCCACGGGAACGGCGGGATTTCTGAAACCGCCCTTTGTCAGCTTCGCCATACGCTTTTTCTGCTGTGCACGTGATACTTTTTGAAATTCATCGGAATCCTTACCTAAAACATTAATGACAATTCCCAAATCTTCATTTGTTCCCGGATGATAAATCTGAACATCGAAGCCTTCATTAGCCCCCTTCACCGTGTCAATACTACTTAAATCTACTGCTTTCTTTTTCATTTTGTTAAGCCTCCTATTTTCTAAATTATGTTAAACTTGAATCCTGCATACTCATGCTTGTTGCCAGAGTTGCCACCGTTGTGGTTACCCCATCATCGCCCGCGCTGTTGAATTTCGCGCTAAACGGGATGGACTGAGTAATTTCCTTATCGCCGTCTTTTGCCGATCCTGTCAGCACCGCAGTCGGAATAGTGAAAGCCACAAAATCAGCATCCGCCGCATCAGAAACAGGAAGAACAACAAATATTGAAACTGAAGTCCCGGCTCTGAAATAACCAGCCAGTGTATCGTCAGCAAAAAATATTGAGAGAGTCCCTTTGATTTCAACTCTTCCATCAGTAATGTTTGGTTTAATGTTTGAGCCAATAACTGGGCCTGTTGCCGCATTATTGCCGACAACTTCAATATCAATCCCCGTTGCAAGCGTTTGACTCACGCCAGAGACAAGAATCACTGCCTTACCACTATGAACCGCTTCCGTAGCTGTTATTGCTGCTGGATTTGAAAAATAAGGAGAAGCCGCCGTTCCTTTTGGTGTCATCTGTAGCGCAAGAAGATTAAAGTCAATAGTGGGAATCCCTGTTGCCGGTGCTTTGATGGACATGGAAGAAACTTTCCCATCCCAGAACAACTCGGATAGATCAACGTCACTATAACATACCTCAGTAGTAAGCCATTTCTCGGTATGAGCTGTTGCCGGAACCCATGTTTTTTGACCAACTACAGTAACGGTCACAGCTTCTGTTTCTGCTTTTGCAACAGCAGGAACTCCATCAATGAAAATTCCAGTCATAACCTTTTCAGTGAGTGCGGTAATCAGGAAGTTGTGGTCATTGTTCGCACGCGCGTCTGTTCCGGTAATAACAAATCCTGTCCACTGAACAACTTCGCCAACCTTCAATCCGTCTGTTAAAAAAGTTGCTGTTGCGGCAGAGGTAAATGTTGCGCCTGCGCCTGTGGTCACGGCGACGGTAATATCTGATTCTGGCCCGGACACTTCGCCCGCGACAAAATCTTTCCGCAATATAGCGGCTTCTAACATCTCATAGGTTCCCGGTGTCAATTCGCCATTCAAAGAACCAGGATTGTTTTGCGGCCCGATATTAACATCACCAACCTGTTTATCTGGACGCATTTCGGCAGACGTGTATGTTTCGTTAGTCTGGTCTTGTTTGAATTTTAAAAAGCGCAAGTATTGAGCAGTTGCCGCGTCCGCCGCCGCAACGGTTCCTTTTGCCGATTGCTGTGCAATAACAACTTTTTTGTTTACTGAATTAGCTACTGTCATAATATGTTCTCCTTTTTTGTTAAAAGTTTATTTTATGCGATTATTCCCGCACTCCATCGTATCTTTACGGGCAATGCCCACCTGTCTTCATCCACGCGCCCCACTGCTATTTCCGGCGTTAACTCTACTCTGACGGTAATTCCGTTACCTGTCATTGATGTCCCACGTTTAAAAGCTGTTCTTATTGCTTCTGCTCTTATTGCCGCCGTTGATGTACCTGTTTGCAGCGGATACATTAAAGTGATTTGGAATATTCCCTGTTCCCTGAAATACCCATCGCCCATAGTTGAATTATCCGGCGTTGCAATTAATAGCCATGCCCGCTGATAGGGCGTTCCCGCTACCGGTGTATAAGGCGCGTTTTCCCATGCTGTTGCCAGAGCAGGACTTAAAGTATTCAAGCGGCTTTCCAACATTGCGCGGATTAAAGAGACGCCTGCAAGCGTTCCCGAAATAACCGGTATTTCTGAAAATCCTAATGTCGCGTAAGACAATAAATCCATTAGCTCCTCTCTACTGTATAAACATTCCCCGCTGCTGTTTTTGTCAGGGTGAAGAGCAGATCAGTTCCGTTGGTATCGTAAACTTTAATCGTTCCCGCGTCCGTATCGACAACCACTTTCGCGCCGTTTAAGCGCTGATTCATTTCCAGCATTGCCTTGGCCAGCGAATTGGCGACTGTTTTGTGATCCGCAAGGGATTCTTCCAGAACCGCGTCGGCGATCGCGGCGGCTGTTGGCGGTGTGGTTATCGTATCTGTCTTGGCCTTTATATCTGCAATCTCTGTATCAAGATAACCGGCCACGGTTGCGAGAGTCGCCTCTTTTGCCACCACCGCATACACATCGCCGGTCTGCGTAATACTTGCACCCAAATCTTTAGCTGTCTGAGAAGTGCCGCTGACCTTAGTTACATTCACATCCGGTATCGTCGTCCCAAACATCCAATCAAAGTAATTCGCACTAACAACCTGAATATCAATCCAATGCACAATGAAGCCGTCAACATCGTAGAAGGTAATCCTGCCGTTTCCTAACCAGTTTAATTGTGCCGCTGTAAGTTCCAAATCATACATGCCGTCTGTGGAGTCCGTAACCAGTGCCATGTCATTAGAGCCGCCACTGGCTGATGGTGTGATTTGAGTCCTCACAACAGCCGTACCGTCATTTTTTGTTTGATATATCTGAACGGATAAACCTGTGACGGTCAGTCCGGTTTCTGCTGTTTTAAAATCGCCTGGGTCAACCAAAGGTCCTACTGGGATCCGTGTTGCTGTATTTGTTTTTAGAATCATAATTACCTCATCATGTTCTGAAAATAATTAAATGAGTTGCCTGCTGGTATTATCTCATACGTATAACTAGCCGCATTGTAGGTGAATGAAGCATTCTTGCTGATAAAGTTCTGATTGCCTGATAAATCTTTTATAATAATTCCCGATGATGAAGGGGCGGTGACTTGCTTGAGGGAGAAGCCGCTAACTGCAAAATTTATCGGTGTAGAAGCGTTCCAAAAACCAAAATACGTATATGCCCCTGGCGTGGTTGAATATAGACCGGATGTCGTCCCAAATGCAGTAGATAACCTAACTTTCGGATTTCCATACGTGTTACTGGTCCCCCAATCAAGGAGTGGTGAAGTTCCGCTTGTTTTTGTTACTGTAGCCGTAACTTTATATAGTGCCCCAGCAATAGAGGTTGTGGCTTTATACGCTATCCCTGATGCAGCGGTCAAATTAATCGCTTGTATAATATCCGCTCCAGTGGAATTAAATGTTTCGTAAGGATAACTTGCGTGATTAGTCCATCCATCTATTAACTCACCACTTAACCCCTCACTACTCCCCACCGAATCAGGCTTGCCCGATATTAACCGACTAGACGCATCGTAGATATTGACAATAGCTCCCGTACCAGCCGCCGCAATTATATCAGCAGGGCAGTTATCCAGAAACGCCGTTCCGTTTACAGAGCTAATTCTTAATCCGGTTGCTGTTGGCATTAGATTTCCTTAATTTCTTTTATCGGTTCATATTTCACGCATTGAACAGAATTGCTGTCTGTCAATACGGACACCTGCACACCTTTGTTTAAAGCAGAGAAAATTCCTGTCGCCAGCGTATTGGAAGCGGTCATCGTAGCCGTTTTGGAAGCTAGCCATTTCGCTTTTCGTGCAAGTGCCTCACTGGTAAATTTACCGATGTTGATTTCACTCGGCAGAGATTTCTCCTGATGCGAAAACCCTGTGTCAATGTCCAAAGCGGTCACGGTAATTAATTCAGGGTGCTTCCGGTCAACTTCTATTCTGATTTCGTACATATTAAGCCGCCTCGTTATTTTAATTCCTTCAATGCCTTGTTTACATGATCTTTAAACTCCGCCGCCGTTAGTCCGACCATTCCGTTCGGTGCCTGCCTACTGTGACCGTCTTCCAGTGCCTGAATATATGGAACGGAATTTTGAATGTAATGAACCAAGCCTGCTGCTTTTTGCGGCACACTGGCCATAATTCTTCCATTGGTAATACTTCCAGACTTATCAATACCGTCAATTTCCTTGACTACTCTCGCGCCAACTGAATAAGTCCAGTTCGCCCGTGCGTGTCCACCTGTGTATCCTTTGGGCGGTTTTGATTGCCAATACAAAGGATCACCTACTGGTGTTTTCTCGACAAGACTTTTGCCGATATCCAACACAGTTTTTCTGACAACGAGGTCAGCATTCGAGCCGCATTTTTGTGCAAATTTATTTATGTCGTCAGAAAAACCCATTATACCCTCAAATTACATTCAAACATTACAATCGTTCCTGCTGGTGATAATGTTTTTAATGGCTGTACCAGCGTATAAATCACACCGCCGATTGTTACGGTGTCATTCAGTTCAGGAGCAGTTAAAAGTGTTCCTGCTGCATTTAAGGCCGACAAAAGAAGCTGTTTGTCACCGGCCTTAATTAAAGTTCCGTCAATCTGTTTTGTTCCGTAATCGAAAACTGCACCCCAGCCGGTTTGCGTTGATGTTGTCACTGTAGCCGTGCCGGTTGCCGGATCATAAGTTCCCGAAGATTGCCGAGTTATCGTAATCGCCTGCCCTTTTCCTTTGAGCATTTTATTGACCGTGGCCTGTATGCGTTCGTAAAAGTTCATTTTATGCCCACGTAAAATAACTAATCGTCAAAATGATTAAGATGACACTGCAAATAATTGTCATGCCCTCACCAATCCTACAGAGCAGCCACCGCCACTGTTAAGATAAGGCGCAAGCATCGCATCTATTGCTTTGTATCTTACGGCCTGTGGAGAGTTCTTGTCATAAACGGTCTTCATTGGTCCTATTGTTTCTTCGAGTACGCCCTGTTCTAAATCAGCGTTCAATGTTTCCGTTGCCGCTTTTAGCGCCAATTCAGCACACGCATTTTTAACAGCCGTTGGTACGGTGTCATAATCAACCTCCACTCCGTTAACGACAACACCTTCACGCGGCCAATCAAGGGCTTGAGTCTCTGCAACATAACGTACACCCTGCCAACGTGCCGTGTAAGCTTGTATCATGTAATCAGTAGCTTTTCGTAGACACTGTTCACGCACGGTGTCAGAGGCTAACGCTGCCCATGATGCGTTTCCTCTGTTGGTGTGATAAGTAGAAGCATCAGTCACAGAGATGTAGCTTTCTGCACCGGCAACGATGGTTCCATCTTCGACTGTTAAAGCCATAATTTCACCTTAATAAGCTGAACCTAAATCAATTTTGCGCCAATTCGTGTCGGCAATGGTTCCTGTCGCAATACAATGGTAAAGAAATGAACCGTCAGCAACAATCTCATTGGCCATGCAAGTTGTTGCGTTTACACCGCCGGAAAGGAATGTCGCATCTGAAGCCCACGAACCGTCTGCCAGCGTTTCCGCAATGGCCGTTGAATCACCGATAACGCCCTTAATAAGATTAGTGGCTGTCATGGTCGAAGCTGATGCTTTAACTGCCGTTGCGAGGGGATTAACAACCGTTCCAGTGCCGTACTTGACACCTTCATTTGTTCCCGCGCCTGCATCGTAAGTGACTGCTAAAACAAGATTGTCGATTGATTCCTCAACTGTGCCTATCAAAACGTCATTGGCCGCTTGTGCATCAACGCCGCCCGTGAAATAAGCACCTTCGCCATCAAAATCTAGGTGAATGGAGTTTTCTACTTTCGCAAGTGAGTTTCCGGCAAAACCTATATCATCAGCAGTAATAACCGTTGCGTGAGAAGAAACAGCAGCCGCGACAACACCCGTTGCCGCCGATGTGCCAGCGTAATATTCAACGCCCTCAGTTCCACTAAGATTGATTGCCGCAACTAAATTAGCCAAAGTCGTGTCCGCTGTCGTACCGTCACGCTTAACATCATTAGCCGCTTCCATAGTGTCTTTAAAACGATAAGTGATATCGTTCACGGTTACAGTGTCGCCGTCAACCACTTCCGTTTCATCGCTGGTTAATGTTGCTGTGGCCGCTGCTCCCGCGCCGATTGCTTCTCTGAATTTATAGGCAACTCCGCCGATGGAAACCGTTGCGCCCTCAACCGGGACCGTTCCAATGGTCAATAGTTTACTTGATGCAACCGCGTTGACCGGAGTTTTTTCGGGAATAACAACGGTTGAGCCTGTCAGAGTTGTAAATGTACCCGCTGCCGCTGCCGTCCCGCCGATTGCCGGAGGCGAAGCCATATAATCAGTAAAACCTTGACCTGATACCGTGGATGTTGCGCTTAAAGTCGTAAAAGCACCGCTATTCGGTGTAGTGTTTCCAATAGGTTTCGGCGCGGCTAAATGTGCCGTAATATCGGCAGGAGTTACCGCTTTAGTGGTATTGGTGCCGGTAACAGTTTCAGCATTGGTCGCCAAAGATAAAACGCCGGGATATGTTTCAGTGCCGACATATTCAAGTTGTGAATAGGTGGCCCCTGTTATCGTTGGAGTGCGAGCGATTAATGATTTAATGCTTAAAGCATCAACATAAATCAAAGCAGAAGAAGCCCCTACCTGCGGAATGATAGAAACTGCTCCAGCGAAACTGGAATGGGTAAACCGATTCTCAAACCACGGCGTTGTGTTGATCGTAGCGTAAATATCTGCGCCATTGCAATTATAGAAACTTACAATTCCCGATACAGTCCCGACAAATTCATTAAACCCGTAAGCCCCAATCAAGATAGAAGCGTCAAGCTGCGTATTTTCTGCAAATGTTCCGGTTATCGCGCCATTTACGCGACAATTACTGTATTGCAGTACCCAAGTGCCGTTTGTGGTAGCTTCAAACTCGCCTGATATTAAACATCCGTGAAAGCCGACATAGATAAGAGAGTCATTTGTTCTTGTTGCTGTGATCTTGCCTGAGACGGTCATGGCTGGGCCTTTTTCTGCCCTGCCTCCCTCAACGCCTACAAATTCAATGCGGTCATAAGATCCGACACCGGAATTGATTAAGATCGTTCCTGAAAGCGTTACTCCGGCACCTTCAATGCGTAAAGAGCGCGGTCCGGTGATCGTCAGATTGTCCGAGTAAGTTCCCGGAGCAACCTTGACAATCCAACTCTTGCCGACATCGGCATTGATTGCAGTTAAAGCTGCAAGAACTGTCTTGTAAGGTCTTGAAATCCCTCCGTCAGCATCATAAGTGCCTGTCTTATTACCGTCAACATACAAAGTGTTTAGCGTTGTTACCCCGCCAGAATCCGCAGTAGCACTATGTAAAGCACCGCCAACATATAGATTGCCTGTTATTACTCGATCACCACGATCAACAACAACCCCCCATGCAGGCATTGCAAAAAGCAAGACTATTAATATTATAAATATTCTTTTCATGTTTTCTCCTTATCTACACCGCCGGGAAGTTTTAACAACCGTATGAAGTAACCAGTTGCACCGGGAGGCGCGGCGACAGTTAATCTTTTCCCGGCGGCAAGATTATTTCGCCTCCAATGCAATAACCAATTCATCTTTTTTCATTTTCAGATAATCGGGAATATTAGCTTTTTGCGCCATAGCTCTCAGCGTTTTAAAATCTGTTGCTTTTAGCTGAATAACTTTCCCGCTATCTTCTTTAACGTCAAGTTCCTTCGCATTTTCCGTTGCAACAACGTCCGGGGATGTTGACCAGCGACCGGATGGATGAGCTAGAAATTCCAGTGCATCAATTTTGTGAGCAGTCAACGGTTTCCCGCCATTTTTTAAGTCGTAAATCGTTACGACACTTGAATCTTTTGCCATTACATAACCTCCAAAGAATGGAGAGGGTATTTCTACCCTCCCCGATTAATTTAATTCTTTTTCGCCAGCCAAATAGTATCGGTAATTGATTCACCGGTGCCGTTTGCAATTTCCTGATATACGCGAACATAACGGAAGATTTCACCGTTAATCTCATTGCGGAAAGGAACAACGTATCTGTCACCTGCTGCACCCTGGTCACCGGTTGTAGCCGTGGCATTGGTCAGCAATTCACCAGCACCAAGTTCCAGTGCAGCTAAATTACGGACAAGTCCCGCCGTGGCAAATGTGGCAGACTGTGCACCTTGTAAAAATATTTCATAGAGCAAATCAGCCTGATCGGTTACAATCGCGTCAATATCAACAATCATGTAACCCTCGACAAGACCGTCACCGAGATCGATGATCTTGGCAACATCCAGCACCTTGCCTGCCTGTGAAGCAACGATTGCAGACACTGCTCCCGCACTGTCCAACGAGTCTTCAAGCAGTAAATCAGCATCGTAAACAAAATCGTTTTTCATGTATGTGGTCATAATAAATTTTCTCCTTATTTATTTTAAATCTGTTACGCGGTAACTGCCGTTGCAGTGCTGATATTCCACAATCTCGTGGCAGCCCTTGGATGATACATTGCCATTCCGACAAGCCACTCAACCAATGTCCGGTAGATAACGCCGCTGTCAGTGAGCCCCAAATCCTGAACGTCCATTACGGAGTTCTGAATACCTTCAACCATTCCATCACCGAAAGAAACAACATACAGACTTGTTGCATCAGCACCAGCATCGCCTGCTGTTTCGGTTAAAGGAATAATATCAGTATTTGTGTTGTCCTTACCTGCATCGAGAATCGGCAAATCGGCATAACGAGGAACCTGACGTCCCCAATTATCCTGCGTATAGGTCACATACCCGCCGATGGTAGAAGTCCGCGAAGCCTGAGTCAACAGTCGGCGCAATTTCTTGTTCATGATCAAGCAAGTCGGGTTTTCTGTCTGGTCAATGGCTTCATCCAGTTTCGCCAGGGTCAATGCACCCACGGAATCAGTGATGTTTGTGGTGACGCAAATCTTTTGGTCATTGGCGAGTCTGCGCTGCAAACCGTCAAACTCTTTGGGGTCAGAAGTCGAATCACCCTTGATAACCATTTTGGCTATCTTGAGAGACAACGCCTTAACCTTCATGGCTTCATGTTTGCCACGAATCCCATCACCCATCATCTTGATTAATGCCGAATCAACATCCAGCGTACCACCAGCAATTTTAAGCGGGTCATGCTGGGGATTGATAACACCAGGACTTGCGGTATATTCTTCATTGATACCACGAAAAGCAACGCCGGGAAGTGCTGCCTCAATGTCGTAATCAATACCGGAGCCGTTAATAGTTTCAAAAGTCATTGCGTTCAAAATGGGATTTGACATCGCAAACAGCTCAATGATCGCGCCTCTTTTGGTGTTAAGCCCTGCCAGTTTTGCGGCCTCTAATAGTGTAATTCCTGCCATAATAATAGTTCTCCTTAATTTTTATTTTTTGGCCGCCAAATTAATCGCGGTCAATCTTACTGCTGGATTAGCGATTTTCTCTAATCCTTCCGCGTGAGCTTCACCCCCGCCGCCATTTGCCCCGCCTCCTTGATTTACCGGCGCGGCAACATAGTGTTTTCCTTTATCCGATTTAACCCATTCGCCGACATAATCAGTAAGAGGTTTATCCCCAATCACCGCAACGCGGGAATCGCCTTCAGCTTTGAGTTTCGCTTGCGGTGATAACAATGCAATTACAGCATCCATGTATTCCGGCTTGACTTTGGCTTCGATGAGAGCGGACGTTAGACCGTTCTGAACAACAAGTTTGTGAGTCACTCCGGCCTCAGTCTCGTAAAGTTTCTTATGCTTTTCGACTTCGGTTACGGCAATCTTGTTTGCTTTCGTCAACTCGGTTATTTTTTCATTTGCCTTTGTCAGTTCGTCTTGAACAGCCTGATATTCCGCCGGATCAATCGCGCTGTCCTTTTGCGCTTTTTTCAGCTTTCCAAGCAACTCCTGATTTTTTGCAACTAAACCAGTAGTAGCTTCGTTTATTGCGGTCTCAAATGCCGACTGCACCTGCTTTCTTACTTCTTCATCTTTGATGAATGTTAAATCCATGATAATTCTCCTTTAGAGTTAGTTAAGGGCATTGCCCTGATTTTACCGCTCATTGAGCGGATAATTGCGCCAACGTGAGAGGCCTCCCGTTCTGTGAAACTAAATCCCGCAACGTTATTTTTCCGCTGCGCCACAAATCCGCTTTTCCTTTACCTAAAAGTTCATCTTGATAAAATTTGTCGTGCCTATTTAAAAATGCATTAAAAGAAGTGTCAGACGGTATCTGTCCTAAGTCACTTGCACGCGTGCCTGTGGCTACTTCTGGGATATCAATACCAAGTTCTTTGTATGTTTTGGTAATTGGCACAATTACAGACCGGCAATTTGGGTGACGTGGACATCCGCCATCAAAAGGTAATGTAGTTCCATTAATTGGATTTCCGTCTAAATCCCACTGAGCGCCACTATAAGCGATACAAATCTGCGAGGTATGACTATCAAGAGTAGATAGCTGTTGCATCCCATTAAGAATATCGGAGTTCTCTTGATACGTTGCCAGTTTAGCGTCATTTGCTATTTGCATAATAGAATCATGCACGAGCGTTGAAGCATTACGCCGTGATACATCCAGAACGCCCGTTATTCCCTTTGATTCGCTTCCCACAACTCTTGTTATGATCTGTTGCAATGTTTCACCCTGGGCAACGCCCTGACGAACCTGAGCAGAGAATTTAAAGGCTGTGTCCTCTGCTTGCTTATCCCACCATGCTTTTAACGGCGCACCCTGTAAAAGAGTGTCGCTAACCATTGCTTTCATTGTTGTAGATGAAGGGATTGAAGCGTCAACTCCGATTACAGAAATTGATTTCGCTGTTACGTCTGCCTGCTGCTTCGCCAGCCCATTGATATTTAATTCAGTTTGTATTCCATTATAATAATTATTTATTATTTCAGTGCATTGATTTAATAGTTTTGTCATCCGTGCTTTGCTGAAATCAGTGAACCCGTTCAACAGTTTAATCTTCAATTCTTTTTGCATTTCTAAAAGAACATCAAAAACCTTACGTTTCTCGGACGCAGTAAAACGCATCAAGTAAAGTTGATTTGCGATAATTTTGTCAGCAATGATTCGATCGGATTTTTTCATACTGTCATATCCGGCTTAGGAATCTGTTTATTGTCAATATTCAGATT